TTGAATGTATTTTCAAAATTATTTGCGATATCTTGTGAATAACCTAATATACTAAATCTCAATGATTCTTCTTTTGTTGATAAGAATGAATCTCCAAATCTATGTGTATTATTCAAAGTTAAACTTCTAACTCTAGCACCATAAACTCCATTTGACCCTCTTGAGAAAGCTCTGACCTCTGTTGAGACACTACTATATCCAATTCCAGTATTAGTGACAATGGCATCAATAACTTGACCATTTTCAATAACTGGACGAATTCTAGCACCTGCTCCAGAACCTGTTGATATGACTCTAATTTCAGGTGCTGAGTTATATTCTCTACCTCTATTAACAACCGCTACATCAGTTATTCTACCATTTACAATGATTGGTTTAAATTCTGCAAATTTTCCGTTTTCAATAGTAACTTTAGGAATTACTTCTTTATCAAGAGTTGTAGAACCATAATTTGTCCCTTCTTCATAAAGATATCCACCAATCAATTCACCAGTAACAACAGGTGTTGCTATAATAGTGCCTGTAATTGTTGAACCAAAAGAAACATCTACATTAACTTTTATTTGAGGATAATTAAAAATCTGGAATCCTTCACCTGATGATGTAAAGTTTGCATATTTACCTCTATTGTAATCAACTGTAGAAGTACCACCTATACCTGCATCTGCTAACTGGAACGTATCATTTGTTAATTTTTTAATGTAGTAAGAATTTGTTGTACTTAATCCCTGTATCGCTGTAGTTTCTGCAGAATATTCTATGACTTCACCACTTTCAAATCCGTGATTTTTGAAAGTAACAACATTTAATGATGTTGATATTCCTGTAGGTTTAACTCTTAATTTTCGGTGTGTATATCCTGAACCCTCTTCTAATACTTTTATAGCAACTAAAGTATTCTTATTTTCTGTTCTAAATTTATGAATACCACTCGCTGCTGTATCAGTCGATAAACCAACAGTGTTTATACCTGCAGTTCCAACTAATGCATCATTTCTACTATTAAATAATCTTACTGTTGTAGGATTTACAGATCTTACAAAGTAAGGAGCACCATCAGATAAAGTTCCAGCAACTTGATTAGCAGGATCATAAGCAGTTCCAATACCAATTGGAGCGTTACCGTTTGAGCCGTAATAAACAATTTCACCATTATCTAAATTATGCTCTGTTTTGAATGTAATTGTTTCATTTACAATATCTACACCACCATTAAAAAATACATCTCTACTATCAAATTGTAACTCTCTGTTTCTATTACCTAATATTGGTTGCAATAGGCATCCACTTCCATTTCCCCCAGTAAGAGATAAACTTGTAACTGCTGCAATATCAAAATCTTGAGGGTCAACAAATACTTCTTTGACTGTTCCTTGAATTATGGGTTCAACAGCAGCACCTATACCAGTACTTGTTTCAATACCTACTATTGGAGGATTAACAACATCATATCCACTTCCACCATTTAATAAGTCAATAGATTCTAATGGACCGTAATATATCTGATTATCTGATATAGGTGAATGAATCTGAACACCGTTAATCAAAATACCAATATCACTAGTGGGTATATCTTGATTTGAACTAACAAATAAGTTCTGAGATAGAGGAATTTTTCTTAAAATTTTATCTGGTTCCAATGTTCTACTTTTATGTTTTTGTAGAACAAATCTGTGAACATCAGTTGTAGAGGTTGTTGGTCCGACTTGAACTGTACTTGCTGATCCAATTTGTGCAAGAGAATTAAAAATTCTTATTTTTGTAATATCTTGACTTGGATCACTTGGTATAACAGGATCAACAAAATAGGTTCTTCCAGTATCTAATCCTACTAGTGCTTCACCCTCTGGTAGATAAGTAACAGCATCACCTTGTATAAATTTAAGATTTCTACTGATATTAAAATTAATAAAACTATATCTATCATTTAATGGATTGAAGGCATCTAATCCTGTAGCAGTTCCTCCTGTAAGAGTTTCTTCAATTATATTAGTTGTAATATCATAACTTGGTAAAGAGTTTGAGGCAACGTAACCATCAGCGTTTCCATCAGTGTAAACACTTAATGTATCGGCAATAATAGAATCGTTTCCTTGACCAATAGATACACCACTACTTGTTGCCTTTTCAACTATTCTACGAATATCATATAATTGATTTGCATCTTGTATAAATCCAGCAATATTAGATACTGTAATTTGATTTAACCCAGTGTTTATACTTGCAACTTGACCACTTCCAGCAATAACTTGCTCATTTCTTTTTAGAATATCAAATCTGTCACCAACTTTAAGAGATGATTTATCTATCGGTGTTCTTAATGTAAATGTAGATCCACCAACAGGTATATCAACTTCAAATCTAGAACTTGTATTATAAATCCATGAGTTTGCAAAAATTTGCTTGTAATTCTTACTATCATTCTCAATTTTTTCACCAATATTTTTTACAAAGAAATTTTCACCTTCATTTATTAAACTTATATCTGTAATCGGCACTAATTCAGATAGTACACCAGTAATTCGTAAATCAATTCTTTTTGACAAGTCACCATTTTCATATCCAAAAATAGTTTCATTTGCTCTTATATTATCTGCTGTCCCTATACCTACACCAACACCACTACACCCAAAAAACTGATTTATTGATTTTGATGTATAATTTATTTCAGAATTAGAACCACTAATAATAGTTCCAGTAGTACCAAACCCAACTGTTGAATCAACGTTTATTATTGTTGCACCTACGTCTACTTTATCAAGAACTTTAGTACTACCTGGTACTGTAAATACACCTTCAATCAAATCACGATCACTAAAACCAACAAATAGTGCGATTTTAAAGTAGTTTTTACCATCTCTTTTTATAATTTCAACTTCTGATACCGATGCATTTGTAGATGTATCGGTTGATTTAAATATTGTTTGACCAGTTAAATTCTGTGGTTCTCCGTTTGGTGTAATTAAATCTGCTACAACAACTTCACGACGTATAAACTCAGCATCAGATGGTTTTATTAGATTTCCTTCTAAGTCAAGAACCCTTGCTTCAACTCCATATAATACTTTAAATAAAATTCTAATCGATTCTTCAATTCCTTTTGATTGATAAAATGAACGAGCAAACTTTGCAAAATTACCTACATCTAAATTATCTGCAAAATCATTATTTTCCAATCCAGGTAAAAATGTTTTCTTAAACTTTTTGAAAAATTCTTGTAGAAATAATACTGATAGATTTGTTAAGGATGAACCAGATGTATGAGATGATGCTGTTGTTTCGTCAAACTTTAAACTCTCCTGATTAATTTCAAGTAATGAAGAAGAAACTCCAACATTATATCCAGTGACTCCACTAAAACCACGAATACATCCTGTAAATGTCGTTGAAGTTATTCCAGTGTATGAAATAATTTCATCATCTATCTTAAGTAAACCATATTCAGAGGGAAAACCTTTAGTGCTAGGAACTGTTATAGTAGTATCAGAAGTTGATATTCCTGCAGAAATAGTAGTGACACCCACAACTACTTCAGGAACTAAGTTTTCAACTTTTAAGTATTGATCAAAATTTGTAATTAAATCTTGAGAACCACCTTGAAATTCTTGGGATATGTAATATTGTTTTAAAAATTCAGTAGCATTTGGAAAATCAGATACCACAAACTCAGGCAACTGATTTTCAATAATAGTATTGACTTTTATTCTTTTGTCAATCTGAGACATAAATTATTTCCTCTCTAAATCTCCATTAGAGTAACTTGATGTGTAATAATCTCTAGTAAATACAACTCCTGAAACATCTTCACCTGAAGCGATTACATCCTTAATTGTATTTATTGTGCTTTTCGATACGTCAAAATTTAGATATAAATCTTTTAAACCTACAACATCATTTGATTCAGGAAATGCTTGAATCTCAATAATGTTGTTTTGATTCACAGTTGATGTAATATTAATAGTATTTAATATAACCTCACCCTTTTTATAATCAACCATACCAGCATCTTTTACAATTACTCTTTGTTCACCTTTATTATTTTTAGAAACGATACTGAGAGTTCCTTTCATGCTTCCATCTAATGCCCCAGATACGTTTTTGTTTGGAACATCAGTGATATAAGCAGTATCGTTAAAACCATTAATTGTAAATCCTGTGCTCTTAATATTGTATCCTGCAGGATTTATGTTGAATTTATTACCAAAGCAAAGTTCGTATTGTGCGAATTGGTTCAATAGTGCTTTTAAGTCTCTTCTTACTATAACTTTAGTAATGTTTGATGTAATTCCATTATCTACACGATCAATTAAGGTATTAACTTTACTATATTTAAATCTTCCACCAAACTTATTTAATTCAACATTTTCAGCATATGAATTTAATGATGAAATGATAGAAGATCTTAATGTCGTTGCTGATGCGATTTGTGATGGATTATAATAAGCAGTCGTATCAACTTCCACATATAGTATTTTTAAGTCAACTATTTCAGAATTTATACCAGCGATAGCGTAATTCTTTAATTTGTTTTTGATCTGAGATTTGTCAAAGTCTGATACAAAAGTACCATTTTTTGGTTTGATACTAATTTGAACTTTACCAAATTGTGGTGGATCTAATTCCTCTCCACCTACAACTGCTACAGACTCAGTTTGAGGGAAAATTGTGCCAATTATTGCTTCGTAATCTCTTGGTGTAACTGCTCTATATTGTGCTGAATAAAGTCTTGGAGCAAAATACTTAATAGAAGACACATCCTCAACTTCGGCACCATTAGAAGCGTTTGAAACGGTGCTTACAATGACACTATCAGAGGGTGTGAATAATGTACTATCACTTTTTACAAATGTTCCTTGAAAACTAAAATTAGATGCTCCATTACCACTTTCACCCTCTGTTACAATATATCTGGCAGTAACAGTTGAAGCATGCTCTAATTTACGTCCAAACAATCCATCACCAAATAATATTTCATATTTTTCATCTTGAACTTCTTGTGATAAAAATATCTCTGAATTTTTATCAATATTTAAAATATTATCAACCATACTATATTTTCTTCCGATGGTAACATCAGAAGGTCCTGACACAAATACTCTTAATGTAGAGCTATCGATATTTGGACTATCAATAATAAATCTTTGATCTATTGATGAATCTACTCTATAAACTCTTTGAAGTGACGTACCTTCATATATTGTGATTGGTTCATCAAACTGAGCAAATGATGTACCACCTATATCTCTAACTCTTGTTGATGTAACATTATCAGGTAAAGAAAATCGATATGTTGTATTTTCTGAAGCACCAACACATACTAGTCCTGATTGTAGTGTTAAAAACTTTGTAGTGCTGTCGTTTGTCGCACCTACGTTTATATCTGAAATCCTTATTTGTGCTGTTGCAGCGGTTTTTGAACGGGGTACGTAACCAATATTTCTCGCAAGTGATATTACATTCTCTCTTATAGTTGCAGAATCTAAAAATGATTCATTTGCAACTAAATTTGCATTAAATGCATTAATATAAGTATTATATGCTAGAGTATCAAGTATAACTGAGAAATTAGAACCCTCAAAATCAAAGTCAGTGAAATTTGAGTTTGAACGAAGAAAATCTTTTATTTGTGCTTTGATTTCTGCAAAGTCTAAACTTGTAAACTGTGTAAAGGGCATATTATCTCGTTGGTTCTAAAATGAAGGAAAATGATTGTGTTGGTATGTCTAGACCATTAATATCAAAAAATACAGTTACATTAAATGTATTGTCATCAGGTTTAGCTTTGACAGTAGCACCAACGTGACTTACTCTTGGCTCAAAATTAGCCAATGTCTCACGAATCTGCTCTTCAATCATCATAACATGAGCACGATCATAATTTTCAAATAGAGTATCACGAATGTCTGTACCTAAAAGAGAGTTAAAAAACCTCTCTGTAGGTATTGTTTCAACTAAATTTCTTACTGATCTTGTGACTGCTCGCTCATTTACAAGCACAGGAAGGTCTTTTGTCACTGGATGAGGTGAAAAAGACAAACTTATATCCTTAAATGCTCTTGATTTGCGTTGAATCGCCATTATTAATGCTTTTAGATTTATTTATACCCTATCTTGCATAATCTTTCATCACATAATCATCACTATCAAAGTATTCAAGCACCCAAAAGGCAACACAACGTGGATTTTTTGCTCCACAAGTAAAAATATCGAACGCAACACAGTTTTTTTCTGGCCAAGTATGACAAGAAAGGTGACTTTCACCTAAAGTTAGATTAACAGTGACTCCGTAAGGTTCAAATTGGTGTGTATAAGTGTTTAAAACCTGTACTCCTTCAATTTTACAGGCATCAACGCATACTTGTTCAATTTTTTCCCTATCATTTAACTTTTCAAAGGGTACATTATACACTTCAACGAGTAAATGTGTGCCCATGTGAGCATTTTTTACGTGTTTCATTCTAATTCTGGTGCAATGTTGACTTCAACGGTATTTTTTCGACTTATATCCTTAACTTCGTACATATAATGGTCAGAAGTTTCAAGTTTTCTCTTATTTTCGACTGAATATACAGTCGTATCTATTTCATAACCAGGATTTTCATCAATTCGATTGAAAACCCAAGAATTATCGTACCAAATGATACGATTATTGGGATAAGCATAGAAATTTCCTGTCTCAACCTTGAATAAATGAGCACATTTGTGTTCTGGGGTCTCTGAAAAGTTCAAATCAGGTATTCCTTTGTTCTCCCAAGACCAATCAAGGGTAAACATATACGTTCCAAGCACTTTTTTACCGTCTGGACGTATTAATTCAGCATCTAAACCCGCTAAACGGTTCCTTCTTTGCACATCAATGTAAGGAGAGAAGCAATCCCAGTACATAATGTCCTCTAGGGGTTCAATTTTAGCGTCTGGTTTCCAACAAAACGCATGTAGAGGTCGTCTTGTCCAGTTTACACCATTCTCTAAGAACGCTTCAAACAGTGG